GTTACGCTTTTGCGCTTGTTTTGCAAATCTGCCGTGTACCCATATATGCCACCGGGGGGTCTTGGCTATTGTGAACCTTTTCGACTATTGCATTTGCGACATAACACTTGTGCATTGCTTGGTATTGACAAACCACCTTGTGACAATGGCTTGATGTGGTCAAGGGTCAAATCTTTTGTTGAATGACATATGGTGCAGAAGGGTTGCAATGTTCTCATGGCTAGAGAGAGTTTATTCCACTTGCTATCGTATCCACGATCAGCACGCCGTGGTCTCTTGCGCTCTAGTAATCGTTTGCAAGCATCGCATCGTGCAGCTCTGACAACAACACCACAACCATTGCAAGGTCTAGGCAATACCATCAGTCTTTATCAAATACTCAATAGCCATTGACAACTTAGTTGTGTCATCCCCATAGTACCCAAGCCCCACATTGCATCGTGTGCATAAGAGTCCACGAATCTTGTGAGTCTCATGATTGTGGTCAACAACTAAACCGCGTTCTGCCTCTGATGTATGTATGCCACAGATTGCACAACTGTTGTTTTGTGCTACAAGGAAAGCATCATACTGTTCATCTGTGATGTTTGTAATCATGCGATGTTTATTGCGACAATCTCTGCATATGTCATAGTGACCATTAGGTGTTCGCTTATCTTTATGAAATGAATCAAGAGGTAAATCTATTTTGCATCTTCGACACTTTGAAGTTGTGTCAGTCCTCTTCCTCATCGTCATCGTCAGAAGTATCCAATCCAAGTGCAGCAAGGCGATCCTCAGACGGTAATGAAAGGTATGAGGAAACAGTTGATTGAACTGCACGATTAAGTAAAGATTCAATGGCATCAAATGAAAGTGATTGATCTGTCATCAACTCAGTTGCGACATCACCGATGTTTATGATTATCTTCAGCATTGTGTGAATCCATATGCTGTTGCAGGGATAGCAAAACCTGATAGCGAAAGCGTAGCATAATTGATTGCCAACTTTGTCAAATCATTCATATCTGCACCACTTTCAAGATGTCTCCGAAGTTGTAAAGGCTTCCACGCTTTTCAATGTCATGGCGTTTGACAATCCGATAAATCTCTCTCTGACTTATCTTGAGCCACAAACTGATTGCCTCAACATCAAGAAAGAACTTTCGATTCGGATTGCTCATCGCCAACTTCACCAATCGAGCTACTGTCCACGATTGCTTACACCCGAAGCAAGAGACCTCATCAGATAAGTTCTCAACATCTATGACAACAAATCGTTTGCAATCATCACTAGGACAAGGAATGCGCCGGGCTTGTTCAGAGAACTTCTTTGCTGCTGCTCTGCCTTTGGCATGGAGACCATAGACATCTGATGCAAATTCTACTGCCCAGGGCTGAAACAAAGTGTAGTCAAGGTGTGCCAGGTGGAACGAGCAGGTGGCATCCACCTCTGCCTCAGTCGTTGGCGCTTTGTCCAGGTAGGCAGGTGGTGTCAACCCACGCCCAATCCGAATCGGCACTTCCCACCCATGCAGGATGTGGAGAAGGTCAGTTGCCATTGAGAAGTCCAATGCGTTGACATTGATGCCGATTGAACGCTCTGCACTCACCGCGCCTGATCCTGTCCTTGCAGGGGCAAGATGCTCACTTGACTCATGTTGCAGGGCAGGAAGTTCAACAAGGCACGCCTTGATCTTCAGCTCACAGATAAGGCACGCGCCCTCTTTCTTGGTCGCTCGTTGGCAGATGTTGCAGTTCATCAGAAAGGAACTCCTTCGTACTCTTGGATTGGCTTTGGCTTGCCCCAATAGGCAGGTGCCATGTCAGGTGTTTCAAACAGGTGCATGGTTGAACATAGGTGAGTGGCAAGAGTGATGGCGTTGGGATTGGTTCCCATTGCGATCCGACTTGAAGTTCTTCTGACTGCCTCAAATGAGATGACAGTCTTGTGGCATTCATAGGTTCTTGCACCCTGCAAAATCTTCACAATCTCTTCGGCAATGTTGAGTCGAGCCGTATCAAGTTTCGTGTCAAATCCTGCGGATGATAAACCTTGCCAAATAAGTTTTCCACAGGCTCGGCAGTTTATTGGTTGAAAGTTGAAATTCATTATATTAACCGCGCCCAAGCGTGCCACCGAACCGCGCCCCACGCCCCTCTAAAGAGGGGGCGTGTCGGCGCGGTTGTCGGCAGTATGCCGAGATATTGGCGGATTGGTTCGGCGCGGTTCGGCGCGGTTGCATCATCAAGAGTTATCCACAGGCAAAGTCTCAAGAGTTCGGACATCATTGACCACAAAAACTTTCTTGTGCTTGAACAATTTCTTTTGTCCTTCCTCTTTCATCAACATATGACCACTCATGACCAACGATGTCAGAGCCGCAGAAATCTCTGTGTTGCCAATCTTATGACCTTCTTTTCGAATCTTTTCTCTGATCTCATTCAATCCCATCTCATATCCATGTGCTTCCATAAACTGTGAGACCAACTCAAGGCGAGAGTCGGCAGATGCAACTGCAACTGTGCCACCTGAGATTGACACCGAGATTGACCCATCCTTGCCGTTTCGGATATTGGCAACGCCGAGTGTCTTTGCATCAGGGCAAATGGCTCGGACATAGCCAGGGCGATCCTTAGTCACCTTCAGCTCCAACGCCCCGTCAATGCCTCTGCCAAATGGCAATGACACATCACAGGCAATTGCCACCCCATCAATATCGGCACGCTTTGCTTGAGCGCCGATGGCATAGTTGCCCCGGTTGTCTTTAGATTTGGTCACATGGTCAATGGTCAGAATCCCTGCGCCGAATATCTTCAAGGGTTTGAGAATCTTCTGTGAAAAGGTAGTTGCATCCTTATTCTTTTCCAAGTCAAGGGCAAGTAAGTTCATCGCAGCATTGACACCATCAACGACAATGAGCGTTGGCATGAACTTACCAATCTCAGTTTTCATGATCTCACCGATGCCATCACCGAGAGGTTCATCAGGGTTGGCATACTTGAATGACTTCAGCTTCTCCATGTCACATTTAAGGGTTTTCAGGCGATTGAGAATGCCACGGGCAGAGTCCTCAAAGTCAATGTAGAAAACACAGTTGCCCTTTGCTAACTCCTGTCTGACCGCTTCAAGTGCGACCCAAGTCTTGCCTGACTCAGACTCGCCAAAGAGTGCGTTGACCTTTCCTGAATACAAGATGTTATGCCCATCCTCACGGCGCAGCATTGATGGTGGCGGTTCTTCATCAAAGTCCTCATTCCAAATCTCGCGTGGAATCCAAGAACTTGTGGCAACTTCCTCATTCTCATCGTGTAACTGCACCATTGATGGGGCGTGAATCTCTAACCCTGCCCAATCGGTTTTCAGCTCGTGTGATGCTCCGTAGCCTTTTTCACGCAAGGCTTTGGCTGCTTGTTTGAAATCTCCATTGTGTTCAATCTGTGCATAGGCTGCAAACTTAGAGTATGAGGATTCAGCGTTGAAGATAGTGCTTGTTGAAAATACAAACAGTTTGTCATTGCCGTTGAAGTTAGTAGTGGCAGATACGCCTTCATTCTTGCCTGGTCTGCGCCATGCGGTGGCATCTGCCTTTGAATATACCTTTGTCCACCCAAGAGGTTCAAGGATAGATTCCCAAGTGACTTTGGCGTTGTAATCATCACCTGCCGACAATGATGAGTCATCGCGCTTGACCACATCTGCTTGAATAGATTCAACCTTTGGCATCTGATCAAACATCGCAAAGAGGTCATGCAGGGCGTTTCTTTGCTGCATCGTAATTGTTGGGATGGTCTCGATTGAACCGCCAATCAATGTCCAATTGCCACCTGATGGGTGTGTGGTGCCACCTGAAGGTGCGGTGATAGTGAACCCACCTTGACCGCGAGTCTCGGCAAGCACATCGTTGCCACCTTCACCTGGTTTGCGAGCCAACTTTGTGTTGCCAGGAACTTCGCCATCTGAAATCTTATACAGCCAATGAAGTCCACCTGAAGGTGTCATCTCCACATATCCTGAGTTCAATTGCTCCCATAACTCTTTCAACCCTGAGTTGTTGGCGATCTCTGCAATCTCAAGATGTATCTTTTGAGCTACGGCGCGACCTTCAAGTTCGAGCATCTCAAGATTGCCGGAGACCTTGCCGGTGACAACGCCAATGCCATCAACACCATTCTTGAACCACATCAACAATTCATCAGTATTAGGCAATTCCTCTTGAAAGCGTTGCCAGGCAAAGGCAGGTCGCTTGGAACCGTCATTGGCGACAGGAACGACAGAGATTCCTTCTTTCAGGAACCTAAGTGCAATTGGCAGTAGCTCATTCATTGCTTTCCCCCTTTGGATACGGCTTACTTTCCAACTGCAATTGCTTTAATAAAGTTTTTTTGTGATTCTTACCATTAGGCAATAAATACAAATACCGATGTTTGCCTTCACGCTTGACTGGTTCCCAACCTAATTCTTTTGCATCATTTGGCTTTATATTGACACCATTTTGGCGTGGATGTCTAAGTCTGCCATCTTGATCTAAATAAAATGTAGCCTTGCCCGAAGTTCCTGTGTAAATAGCATTTGTTGCTTGATAAATAGTTCCCAAATGTCCTTCAGTTGCATCAGCGAAAGATAAAACTGCATTGTAATTAGGGCGATCTTTTTTGAGTGCCTTCAATGCTCGAACTATAAACCAAGATTCACTATTTTTAGGCACCTCATCAAGCAAAACAAGTCGGTGCAATTCGGTGACTGATCTTTTATGTTCAAGACCAAACACGCTTGCACAAACTGCTTCTGAACAAGGGTTGGCAAAAGCACAAACACCCACTAAATCAAGTCCATCAAACATTCCGTAGGTCATTGGCCCATTGTGAATCCCGTGTGAATAGTGATGAGTCTTTACAAACTCTTTTCCCAATTTTGAAGGTATTTTATCAACCCAAAAATTGCTCATGCATTGCCTCTGATGAACTCTGCAATGTCATCTTTCGTTTGATAGTCAAGCCAATCAACTAACTCAATTTCACGGGCAATTAAATCTCTGATTTCTAAACATATTTTAGTCATCTTCCCCGACCATCCGTGAAATTATCCATTCAACGACAGGAACTGCAACTGCATTGCCCATTTGCTTATATCTGTTTGAATCTGCCTGACCTGAAGTCCAATCATCAGGAAATCCTTGAAGGCGTTCACATTCAACAGGTGTCAATCGGCGAACGACTGACCCTTGCCAAAGTGCGCCTGTATGGTCAACATCTGATGCCGCAGAATTAAGAGTTTTGCTTATTGGTGAAACTGTTTGGTTATAAGTATCAAAAGCAACAACCGCTGGGATTTGTTGCCGATCTAATGTGTATGCAGGTGCGCCTTCGGCACCAATGCCAGTTCCGTTTTGGTTCTTTTCTAACTCTCTTGCATCGTCAATTGGAAATATCATTGGCACATTCCCACCCCCTGTTCCATATCGTGAAATAACTGTTGGCACAATGCCATCTTCATACACTCTGACATCATCAACACGAGTTCCGTCAATAATAAGTACGCCACCGATGTTCATATCAGCTTTCATGAACGATAAAAGATTCACTCCCACCCCCAAGAACGCCACCTGATGCCTTGAGAGTGCTTACGCCTTGTTTGTATTGTCCGAAACTTGATTCGCCGTATATTCCAACGCTTTCTGAAGTTGCGGTGGCAATGTCTTTTCTCTTCGATTTGCTCGCCTCAAGATACCCTGGGCGGCTTTGGGAGATAGCGAGTATTTCTTCAGGTGATCGCCCTGTGTCTCCAAGACATCCGACAATGAACACTCTACGGCGGCGTTGGGGAACTCCGAAGTGTTGAGCATCAAGCACCCGGTAGGCGATGCGATACCCGCGCTTGACCAACGCTTCAACGACAACGGCCATGTCTCTTCCGTTATTTGAGGAAAGTAAGCCAGGAACATTTTCAAGGATAAAGTTTTGCGCTCTTGTTTCGTCAAGGAGTCGGCAGATTTGCCAGAAAAGTCCACTCCGTTCTCCGCCCAATCCTGCTCGCTTACCGGCAACTGATAAATCTTGACAGGGGAATCCACCTGTGATGATTCCTGATTGTGGAATAAATCCTGCTGCGATGAGTTGTTCACCTGTTACCCCCATGATGTCACCGAAAATTGTTGAGTTCGGAAAGTGTCGGCGAAGCACTTCCTGCGCTTTCTTGTCTATTTCAACCGATGCAACTACCTTCACACCGTTTCGTTCAAGAGCTAAATCAAAACCACCTACACCTGCGAACAATGAAACAGCCGTGATCACTTGCCACCCCATCCTTCACCTTTGAAAATGGTGCTACCAAGAGAATACTTGCGTTGCATCAATTTCTTCTTACAACCTTCGCAAATGATTCTCTTGTCATCATTCATCTCAAAAAACACTTCTGCGATGTGTCCACAGTCGCAAGTGAATTCATAAAATGGCATTGCTCCCCCGTTCAAAAGTTTTTATCTTGTGAGGTGGTGGGAGTCGAACCCACCTGCGCAATTCCCCAAGAACGCAAATCCCATACCTCGTTCCCCGTGGCGAAAGGAAAGGATTAAAGCCACAGGAAAGTTATACCTGTTTTGCGCCCAACTGATTCAACAATGCCTGAACTTCAGGTGGCAAGTTGTTGGTGTCAATAGGTGCTTGAGGTGCGGCAGGGGCAGATGCTTTCGCATTGCCACCGCCGATGAAGGCATTTGCCTTTGCTAGATCATCAGGATTGCCTGTGGCATCAATCAAGACCCACGGTGCTGACTTGCCTGGTTTTGCAGTTCCCTGCCCGATGCGAGCAAGAACTTTCTGCCCGATCTTTTCTTTCAAAGCATTCTTGAGTGCAACATTGAAAAACAAGATGCCTGAATGTGTTTCGTTGCCATCTAGGTCAACAAGGTCAACCTCGACTGCATCTGTGACTCCGTGAACTGTTGTGATTTCTCGCTTGTGTTCAATCGGTGTGATGATAAGCAGCTTTCCTGCCAAGTCTGCGACCTTGACTGAATCACCGCCACCTTGCGTTGGTGCTGTGAACATTACTGTTCCCCCTCTTCGTTGTTGTTGTTGTCTAACTCTGTCGGTGGATTATTTTCCACCCATTCTTTGACACCATCTGAGAGTGCCTTTGTCGGTATCAGACCGCACTTGCAAGAGTTACAACTGCACATCATTGGCTATCTCCATGACAGGCGCGAGATAAATCTTTGCTATACGGTAAAAAATAAGGGCAATAACTGCATAGTCGGTTAGGTTCGGCAGGTATCAAATCCCACATTTGCGGATTGCTCTCAACATCAACTGTTGAAAGAAGCGTGTATAAACTGTCAATTCGAGCAAGAGCATCCAATGCAACCTGCTCATCATATTCATACATCTCCAAGTGCATATCATCAAGAGAACCTGATGTCGGTAAATACACAAGTGCCACATGGTTGACGGTGGCACCTTGCTGTGCTTTGCCGTATCCATAAAGCTGAGTCTGAACGATTTGTTGCTGTGTCGCGCCTTCTTTTCTGCGCGTTTCAATTTGCTTGGATGAGGTGGTTTTCCAATCCATCACGATTCCACGGTTGACATCAAATAAGTCAATGGAACCTGAAAGACCTGAACGAATGGTGACTCGTTGCTCTACTTCATACCCTTCAATCTTGCCAAAAACCTCTGCCAAGTAAGCATGAATTGCCGTTCCCACTTGGGCGCTCCAACTGCTGCTTCCACCTTCATTGATCTTTTCCCAATCAAGAAGTTTGTAAGCAAGACGGCGTGAGCATTCATGCCCAATTTCAGATGGGCCGATGGCAATTTGCTTGGAGCGTGGCGACCATTGACCTGCCTTTGAAATAATCTCAGCAAGTTCATTTGCCAACACCTTTGAAGGCTTATGTGGAGCAACGAATGTCATTTATTCATCATCCTCTTCGTCATCTTCATATGGCGTGAATGGTGGCTCATCAAGAAGTGGTGAGATGGG